GTCGATTTCTTGCAATAGACCTAAGCCACAAATGGCCTGTAGTTCTAGATCGTAAGGTGGATGTAGTAAGGGTTCGCTATAATCATCGGGTGTAACATAGCCATTGAAATATAAAGAATTATTCAAATAAGCTCTACAGCGTGTTTTTTGTGCATCGCTGCCAAATATACTGGCAAGTTGAGCATGTGTATCTACCTCAACTTGTAATTGAGCCATAAAGGATTTAAGCGGCTTGTGCTTATCATCGCCTTGATTATTTAATGTGAAATTGGCAACATCGGCACCGCCTTTTAGCTGTGTTACTGCGCCTGTGTAGTTTTTTTGTGACAATTCAATGCGCCAATCACCTTTAAAACTTTTAAACTTTATTTCGAATGCTTTACCGTACATATCCAATTCCAAATTACGAATGACTAATTACCCTCTTCTATTTATCTTCTTTGCACCTTTCTTTGCCATTAAGGCAATATGGTCAGATCTTAATTCCGTTGCCATCTCAACCTGAAGTACCATTTGATTATCTCCCGAACTTGTTGGCATTGACATTGCAGTCGAAGGAACTGAGCTGCTTAAATTAGCAGAGCCATATGTTGCCGATGTTGCTGGAGCACTACCATTCCCTCCAGGACCAGCTGAGCCCAAAGAAGTAAGAGCGGCACCAATAGCAACCAAGGCCACACCAGCCGCAATCTTTGTAAATGGGTCCATTGATTTCATGAAAGCTTGCTCTGCAATACCATAAGCGATCAGCATTTCACCAAACTGCTTAAGAAAACCACCAAACTGAGAAAGTATATTATTGAAGAACTCAGTAAAGCTGATATCACCAGTCATCATCTGACCAAATCCCTCGGCAAATGTGCTCACCATTTGAGCCATGCCTTGAGCAATGGCTGCATTCATTGAATCAATTTCGGACTGAACGGCATCGGCTTCCTCGGCAAACCAATCGGACATGGTCCACAAATCTTCACTATTCGAGCTCTCAACTTGTCCTAATTTCTTAGGTGGTTCGCCGCCTTTCTCAGTGCCTTTCTTGTAGTTGACTTTTATATCAATTCCTATCTCTTCAAGTCGATCTAATTCATCTAAACCTAATTGGATTGATGAAATGTCCTTAATGGTGTTTTTAAACTGAGTATTAGAACCATCATCTTTAGCAAGCAATTCCTCTATTGTCAAACGCTTACCTAGTAACTTCTGATACTCATCTTCATTCGCCTTTACTTCAGCTTGAATTTTAATGTATTTCTTTTGGGCTTTTTCAGCCATAATATAATAAGGATCACCTTCCTTAAAAGCACCTTTGAAACGTGCAATAATTTCATCAAAAGACTCTGCTACTTTTCCTGTTTCAGGATCCCAAAACGTAATTCCACCTTGACTTTTTAAATGATTAAATGCCCCTACTGTTTTCTGAATTACTTCATCTTGCTCACGAAGCAATCGGTTCATTTCTTTTTCTTTCTCGGCAGCATCTTCCTGAATAATTGCCAAACGTATTCGCTCAACATATTGCTTATTCACCTGCTCTAAGCGAGTTTTTATATCATCGAGTTTGATTTTTTCAGAATCGAGTCCCGATAAAAAGGCCGGATACTTCTTAGTAATTTCCTCAAGCATGCGCTTGCGCTGATCTTCTTTGTCCCATACGGCAATCAGTGATTTACTAAGGAGATTTAATTCGCCTTTTTCTTCACGAATTTTATCAGCTACCGGAACACGAACCCAATCGCCCAAAGCCTTAATGCCACGCGAAATGATTGGTGTCATTTCGTTGAACTTTTTGGCATAGGGTTCCATGGCCTGATTCACAGTTTGGGTCATTTGCTGCTTAAGGGTGCTCATATTATCCTTATAAGCCACCAAAGTTGCAATCGACTTATCGCCCATTACTAGGTTAAGATCACCAGCTTTTTTCATCAAGTTCTCTAAACCATCTTTACCTAGTGCCGACAAATGAGGAATTACAGAACTGGCATTCCTACCCAGCAGCTCCATAGCTAAAGCATTGCGCTCGGTTTCGTTATCCATTGCCGTGAGCTTGCTAATAACTTCGGGGTAGACATCTGCCATTTGGCGCATCTTCCCTTTATTATCATACACTTCAATGCCCAGCTTTTTAAATGCATCAATCTGTCTTTTACCTCCAGCTTCAACATCGCCCATGCTTTTATTCAGTTTTACAACTGAACTTTCCAAAGAAGAATAATCAATTCCTGCCTGATCTGCTACATATGAGAGTTCTTGTATCGTATTTCTCGCTAAGCCTGTTTTTATTGAGCTTTTATCAATCTTATCGGCATAATCAGCCGCCTTATTGGTTAAAGCCGTTAAACCAGCGAAGGCAGCCGCAACCGTTGCGGTCATGGCTGCCGCTCCTACAGCAAATTTCTTTAAGTGTTTTTGCGATTTGGCGAATGAGCTTTCTAATTCTTTAGCATCACCACCAATTTTCACTTGCATGTTTGCAATGGTCTTCTTCGTCATCTCAATTAATAATTAGTAATTATCGATTAGTAATTGTTAATCACTAATCATTAATTAAATTCCCCATGCTTTACTCATCACTTCGATTTTACTCTCAATTTCTTCGTCAGTCAACACTTTTACATTGCTGGTTTCCCATGCAAAAGGCATCCATTGTTTGGGATCGGTGTATTGTTTTTCGGTTGGTAGTTGAAAATTCATGTTAGCCACATGCCAAAAGCGTTTATCTTCTTGGTCGCGCTTATACTTCTCAAATTCGTTACGATTAAAGGCATCGAGAATAACAAGAAATTCGCGTGGTGTTATCGCCAGAAAATCAGCGTAAGCGAGTTTCAAGCGGGAAAGGGCCACTCCTAAAAATTCATCCCATAAATCGCGCTCAGAGGGTGTTACTTCTCCGAGCTCTATACATTTGGGTCAACTGGTCCTGTTACCGATTCCATATAAACCTTCATCACTTGAAGCGACTCATGCACCTCAATCACATCTTCGATATCATCAATGGATAGATTCAGATCTTGATTATCAAGCTTTGAGCCTTGCTTAATTCCGAAATAGGCAATAGCTGCCACATTCTCAACACCAAACTTTGTAGTATCGGCCATTTCAGAAAACTGAATGCCTAAGTGGGCAGCCATCCCCTTGATAGCTGCCATACTAAACTTGCAAGGGTATTCCTTGCCATTTATTTTTATCTTTTTCATAAGAAAATAGAATTACGATCCTGGAACAACTTCTGGTGTTAGAGCACCAGTTCCTTTGAGTGTGGCACTGGCAGAAATATTCTGACCGTTACCTGGTGTACCTAAAGATGCACCGCTAACCCAAACTTTGCCTTTATAAAACGTTTCAGTTGGTAAAATACCACCATAGATCATCTCTGCTTCAGTTCCAGCAATAAAAGCAGCAAGCAATTCCTTACCTCCAAAAGATGCGCCTTTCTGCCACTGCAATTCAACAGCTAAATCGAAAGATTTCTTTCCTGACTTGGTAGAGCTCCAACCTGGATCAGTATCCATAGTTGTATTATCTTTCTCTTCAGCTGAAAGATTTAGAGAACGCGAAACGGTTCCCATGATTTTATTATCACCCCATTGCAAGATAAACTCTTGACCTTCCATAGGGATACCTGCTGCATCAGCCATAACTTTTAAGTGTTAATTGATTTAAACGAATTTACTTTAAACTCAACCATGTGGTGATAAACCCCTTCTTCTGGATCTTTCAACTGGTTGATATCTTCTATATAAAATGTATGCTTGGCACCTTCTTCACATGTCCCTGTTAGTTCATCTACCTTTTTGGCAACTTCGGCACTTAATTGTCTGGCTACCGAATAGGACAATGCCCAAACATCAACTTCAATTCTACTCTCCTTTTTCCCTGTAGGACCATCCATAGTCTTATCGGGAATGGAGTCGATTACTTCGTATGTAATGGCTGGCAAGCCTGATTTTTCATCGAGCATTTGTGGTGCCACATCAGCAACAATTGTATTTAATACGACAGCTAATAACTCTTCCATTACTTTTTCATTTTAGCGGCTTGTTTTTCGAGATATTTTTGAGTGACAAATGCCACTTCTTTCTCATACTCTTTCATCATATTCGCCTTTTCCTGATCGTAAGCGGGGCGAATAAAAGGCTTAGCTTTACTATCAGATTTGTATCGTTGGCCCTTTTTATATCGCTTGGTGTTATACCTCACAACTCCTTTGGTGCCAAACTCCACAAAATGAGAATACCAAGCATCATACTTTTGTCGTTTACCTGTTCGTGGTCCACCTACAATGGTAGAAACTCCATTAACAGGTCGCATGGCACGTGTGCCAATACTCTTTCTTAAATTGCCCGTTCTACTTGGTGCTTTTCGCCTTGCCGATTTAACGAAAGGTTTCATGGCCCTTCGTCCAGCGGCATTTAATAAGCGCACATCTACCTTTTCGGGCAATTTCTCAAGTACCTTCCGCAATTCCTTATCACCAATCAGTTCAATCTCTCCACTCATGGCGATGGTTTTTCAACCAACTCCTCACAGTAGATCACTTGATAAACTTTACCATCTTCCCACTCAACATCGTTGATGCCATACAAACGACCTTCAAGCTCTATTCTATGCGTAGAATTAACCAAAGGGAAGGCACGAACCACAAACACCTTTTGTTTGAAATTTCGCACTGCTCCAGCTTTTTCGGCTTCGCTACCTTTAAAGCTTTTTTGATGTGCCCAGGTATTGAATGCTTCGCTCCAAGTCTTAACCGTCTCAGAGAATCGATTCTTTTCACTTGTGAAAGCAAGCACCTTTATTGGCGTATCAAAATCAGTAGTTCTGTAGGGCATTCTTTTTAATTATGAGTTATGAATGATGAATTATGAGTTTAGATTCACGACCTAAAAGCGGTTGCTTATCTTGTCATTATCCATCAGCAATTGAGCTGAATATGGTACCTCGTTGGTTACTCGACCAACCACCACGCTCTCACGATTGTTGTAGAAATGCCCGGCCATCATTAATATGGCTTGGCGTGCACTGGGTCGTAACTTCGTTGCATCTACATAACCACAATCGAAAGTGATTGTAACAGCAGCCAAAACAGGAGCCGTTACAGGCCATGATTTATTTAATGCTGGTGCTAGTCTTGATGGCTCAGAATAATCAATGCGACAAGATGCAAGTGCAAAGGTTTGATCTGCTCCAGCTGCATCGGCATACTTAATTTCCTTAATCTCTTTTACTGGATAGCGCATGAGCTCAACCATTTTCCCAGCGTTGGGAAAATGGTCAAGCGTACACTTAAACGTTGATAGGTTAACAATTCGCCCTGTGAAATTCTCATAATGAAAAACAGCCGTATCCAAGTAGCCTTGTATTAAAGCATCCTCAGTATCGTGCAGTATGCGAAGGTGTTTTTTTACATCCTCCAATTTAATCAATGAGTTTTCAGCACTCGGGAATGTTAATCTATTGTAGTTCATTTTATCCTTATTAAAATCGATTATTCTATGCCTTCAAGGTATTCGGCAATTTCGGATGTTTTCGCTGGTCCTATCCCTCCAATTTCGGTTAAATCTCCAAACTCGCTTACCTCTACAATAGTGGTTAGCTTGTTTTCGATTAACAAATCTCTCATTGGAAAGTCCAATGGTAGTTCACTATCTTTTGGTGGAGTGGGTGCCGCTTCCTTTTTAGGCAGTTCGGGCAATTCGTCGATTACCTCGGCGTAACCTGCATTTACTAAACAATGGCAAACTTCGAGAGATAGATGTCTTTCACCTTTTACGAAACTGTCTATTTCACCTCCAAAGCGGCCGGAGCAGCTTTGAAGGACTAAAACTTTATATTTCTTTTCCATGATGATGAAATTAGGATGCTGGATGCTCTAAATACTTAACAGGCTTCGTTCCTGCATCGATTAATTTCCCGTCGTGACGAGAGAATAGAACGAATACAGTTTGATTCTGTAAACCTGCAACCTGATCCAAACGCTTTAATGTAGCATTGGATACATCACGGATTAGATACTTTTCGATAGCACCGAAAAAGATAGATTTCTTAGATGCTCCAATATCAGGCATATCGTTATTGATGATGTATGGTTTTCCTAGAATCTTATCTGGCTCACCTTCAGCTAGTCCTTTTTGCCAAATGCTATTACCATCATCATCTTTCAATAAACGAATAGCCAGCAAACTGTTATCGTTAAACATCCACTTACCATTAGTTCTGTAATTAACATCAACCTTATGCATTAGTTTGATTAATTCATCACCAGTAATTGCGGCAGCAGCAGCAGCAACAAGACCCTGCGAAGCATCTAAAACAATGCCTTTAGGCTTATTGGCTCCATCACCAGTAGTGTAATGTAGATTCGTGATTTTGAAAATTCGTTGAGCGGCAACCTTGGCGATATATCCTTCCAAGTCGAAAGCAGAATCTTGCAATAATTCGTTACTTACAACAATAGCTTTAGAGCTATAAGTATATGCTCCAATTTGCTTGTTACCGAAAGTAATATCCTGTTTATTGGTTTCACTTGATGGATTCTCACCGATCAACTCACCAATATTGCTTGTATCATCCATTGTAGGATAATTAATAATATTGCCATTATCCGTGGTAAGAACAGTAGCACCGGATCTAACGCCGCCTAAAAATTTTAAGGCTTCTTCGATTTTTCCAGCCATTGTTGTAGGTGCTAAATATCCACCAGTTGCACCTGTGCCAGTTCCTTGTGCACGAGATTCTTTATCTCTTTGGTCAAGGATTTCTAAATCTTCTTTAGAACAACGAAGCTCACCATTAACCGCCCAATTTCTGAAAGCTTCCTGATAACGTTTCTCAGATTCTTCCTGAGTGTTTCGCATCGAAGTCTCTTCAGCTTTTACACCTTCAGGTTTAATCTTTAATTTTCGAGACTCCAAACTCTCTTCGAGTCTTTCAATTTGAGTTTTAAGCTTTTCAGACTTAGAGCGCAATTCAACATACTTGGTATCTTCTTCAGTTGTTAAATCACGTTTTTCAGTTAATCCCAGATCAACCAAAGTTTCCATTTCATCCAAAGCAAGTCCACGCTGCTCTTTTAGGCTTCTGATATTTTTTTCAATATCGAGCAAAGCCAAAGGGGCAACCATTAAACCAACTCCACCAACTTCATGAACTGGTAAGCCTACTACGATTAGCAACAGAGTGATTAATACACTCGCTACAATTGCAAATTTTTGTTTCATAATTTCTACTAATTTTAATTTATCACTCTGTTTTTATTTATCGCATTCTCTCAATTTCGAGCGAACGCTTCTCGTTTTGCAGTTTTGCAGAATCGAAAGGGGTATTTTCCTTTTTCCAATTCTCGTAAGAATCCTTTGCACCATCGTAACTACGGGATGCAGTGGTATCGGAATAAGCCGGATTAACAACCGGGGCAACATCGAGCAATCGGGTAAATTTTACGATTGTTCTTACTTCGCCATGTTCCACATCATCTTCCCAAATATCTTC